CCAGTGCCGCGAGCCGCACCTTGCGCGCGAAGAGCTTGCCGTTGGTCGTGAGCAGACCGAATTCCTGAAGCGACATGCCGTTAGCCTCAGTCGTGCCGAGCGAGAAGTTGAACTGCACCTGATTGGTGGCGGGAAACGTGACGGAATCGAACGCCTTGGCGTATTGACCAGTGAGCACGGTATCGGTCAGCGCGGGCGTCGTGCCGTTCGTGCCGAAGCCCATTTGCGTGATCGCCCACCCGGCCGTGTTGCCGAGTGCATTGCACTGGATTTGTTTCGATGCCGTGACGACCAAGTTCGGCGCATCGAGCACGTCGATGAGCTTTCCGTTCCGGTACGCGCGGCAGATGAGATGCCCGACCGGCGCATCTCGTACTTCGTCGCGAAGTTGCATAGGGTGACTCCAGAGAGTGTTCTAGCCACTCTCGCGTCACGACCGCATGCGTGGATCAGCCGTTCAGCGTCTCATCGAATGCGCTGCCCGAGCTGTAGTTGATTTCGCCGTTGAATGTGCGCGTGCCGTCATAAACGGTCGCCTGCGTCCAGTGGATCGAGCCGCTATCGCCGGGCATGGGAATCGTCGGCTCAACGATCGTCGGGATACCCACGTTCGCGGCGATAGCGTTGCCGCCGTCGCTGCCGTTGAAGCCGGTATCCGTCAGCGTAGAGCCGACAAGCGCGAACGAATTCAGGTGCATGCCCGCGTCGCGCAGCGTCTCGATGCGGGCCTTGACCATCGTCGTGTAAGCGTTCACGTCGTCGGCGCCGAGCAGGTCATACCCCGCTTGCACGTCGAAGAGCCCGAGTACTTGCGGCGACATGGAATTCGTCGCAACGTACAAGTCGGTCACTGTCACTTTCTGGCCGAGCAGCTCAAAGAGCGCCGACTCGATCGCGACGTTATTGCCGCGCGGGCGCAGCACTTCCATGATGATGCGCGACGCGTAGGCGGCATCGATCTCATCCTTCTCGCGAGGGACGTTGAAATAGCCGCCCCACTCGTCCACCCATTCAGCAGTCGCCGTCGTGAGTGACATTTGCAGAAGCGCCTGCTTGATTTGCAGTGCGGCCGCGACGAGCTCACTCGCGAACGGCTCCAGCAGCGCCCACAGCGTCGATGAATACGCCATGAGATGATCGCCATTGCTTTGCGACTGGTCGCCGCTCGCATCGATCAGCACGCGCGCGGAAAGCGAGGTATTGCCGCTCGTGAGGTATGGCACTGTGATGCCCGGAACGGCCGCAAGAGCCGCCGCGAGCGTCGAGAGCGTGTATTGCGACAGATCGAACGAGAAAAGCTGCGTCGAGCCGCTCATGCCCGTCAGAAAGCCGTCCTCAACCGTCCAGACGAACGCCCCGCCGCTGTAGTTGATGCGCAGCGCGAGATAGGCGTTTGCGTCTTTGCTGAAAGCCCGGTAGATCGAGCCGAGAAGTTTTTGCGTGAGCTTCATGTTATTGCGTCGTCAGCGTGATCGTGCCCGGCATGACCTTTTGGCTCGCCGAGAGAACCGTGTTTGACGTCGGCGAAGCAAGCCAGAAGTCGGCGACGCCCGACGTGTCCATCGCGAGCTGCACGATCGTCGCGTATTGCGCGGGCACGCCGATGTTAAGCCCGGTCAGATAGTTCGAAATGGCGGTTTGTACGGCCGTTTGAACGTCCGAGGGGATATACCCATCTTCAAGGATGATCGTCGCGGAGACGTTCACGCTTATGACCGTCGCAGCGATGATATCGACGCGCGCGCCTGCGGCCTTATAGCCCGGCACCGCCGTGCCGTCCGACTTGTAGTAGCCGTACACGACTTGCTTCGCGGCCGCGATCAGCGACGCCGAGGCACCATTCACGCCATTGTGGATATACGCCTGCACGTAGCCCACCGGTTGCGTGTTATCAGTGATCCACGGCTCGACCACGTTCGACGCAATCACTTGTTCGATGATGACGCCGTTCGAATCCGTCACGTTCGCGAGCGACAGCCCGTATTTCACCGCCGCGACCGTGCCGCGCTGGAGCGAGTTGATGAATGCGATGAATCGCGCCTTTTGTTGCGCGTCTGTTTCGTCATCGGTCCCGGTCGTGAAGGCGCCGGTATTGGCTGCCGACACGAATCCGCTCGGCTGCGGCTGCAAAGTGAAGTCAGTGCCCGCCGTCAGGTTGCCGCTCGTGCCCGCCGTCGAGCAGGCGATATAGACGTCGGCATACGTGGCGCCCGCCGCGATGGTCGCGTCCGCTTGCGACGTGAAGGTGAGCGCAGCGCCGACCGGCGTGAAGATCGTGCCCGCCGGGATCTTGAGCGCGCTCCCCTGCGCGGCAATTGTCACACGGACGTTTCCGCTTGCCGCGACAGCGGAGAGCTTCGGGAAGTTGAAGCTCGTGTAGATCGCGGTCGGAATCGCCTCGCGCAAGCCGACGAACATTTGCTGATAGAGCTCTTCGAGTTCCATCGCGACCGCTTCCATGATCGTGCGCGCGATCGCGCCGATACGGAAGTCAGTGATCGCCGTCTGAATGGACTTCAGATAGTTGATGCACGATGCGCTGATACTCGCGAAGTCTTTTACCTGAAATGCCATTCAAACCACCGAAGTAAGGGAAATGGTTTGGCCGCTCACGATTTGCACCCGCGCGGTCACATTGAATTTGTCGCCATTGACGACGGTCACGACGCTCGTCACCTGCTGCACGCGGTCGTCCTCAATGAGCGCCGAGCGCACATAGAGCGCGGCGAGCTGCGCGGTCGTCGGTCCCGCGCCCGTGCCGATCAGCTTCCTGATCCAGCTTCCGAATTCCGGATGAAAGACGAGCTCTTCCTTATCGACGCCGATGCGCACTCTCAGCGCTTGCGAGAGGTTGTCGAGCCCTGAGACGACAGAGAGATCGCCGCCGTTGATGACGAGCTCGCCGTTGTGCAGCTCCAGATCGGAGCCGAGCAGATCGGTCGATGCCGTCGCGTTCACTTGGCTCGCCGCAGTCGGCACGAGAATCGTCGCGCCCGGCGCGACCACTTGCGGGTCAGACGCATAGGCCGAATCCGTCGAGATATACGGCGGATGCAAGTCGTTAAACTGCGCAATGTCCGGCCAGCGCTCGGCATCGCCGAGCTCGCGCAGCGCGATACGCTGGAGCGTGTCGGTTTGAAGAACCGTGACTTGGCGCGAGCCGGACGGGATGAATTGACCAGCCATTAGCCCACCGTCAGCCCGTTATTGATGTTCGTGAGATGCGCCTGCACGGTCGCAAGGCTCGGCGGATTGGTCGCCGCGTCGATGCCCTTGAGCGCCGTGACCGAATTGGCCGCTTCGGTCCCGATCTGCACCTGAGCGGCGTTCGACTTCGCCTGAATCTGTTCGAACGTGTTGACGTTCAGATAGGCCGAGAGCGACGTGCCGCCCGCCGTCGATGAGCAGTTGGACGCGCCATAGACGCCCGAAAAGTCTTGCAGGACGCGGCTTTGCTTGAAGCAGTTCGACAGCACGCAGAAGATATTGAAGAACGACGAGCGCACCTTCATGAACTGCGTTTTCACGTAGTTCGGAATCGACGCGATGGTCGAGAACACCGAGAACACGCTCGACGCCGCGCGCGTCAAGTCTTTCGCGATCGAGATGAGCCCGTAGGTCAGCGAATTCACCACCTTGAGCCCGGTCATAATCACGGTTTTCACGGCCGTGCAGACGGTTGTCACCACCTTCACGAACGCTTTCACCGAGGCGACGATCGGCCCGAGCGCCGACTTGATGGCGTCGTTGATGCCATTCAGGAAATCCATTGCGCTCTGCAGGGACGCGGCGAGCGAATCAAGACCGAGCGCCTGAAGCGCGCCGAACGTCGAGCCCGAGGCGGTTGCGCCGCCGGATGCCACGTATTGCGACAGATAGGTCATGCCGATCTGATACTGCGCGAGCAGCGGGCGGCGGCGGTCGCGCTTGAGCACGAACTGCGTAGGCGCGACGACCCACGCGATATCGTCCATCGCGTCCGAGAAGATGAGCTGAATCGTGTCCGGATCGAGCCCTTGCAGCGTCTTGAGCTGGCGCGACAGATGCCACGCGTTGAAGATGACGTCGTGCAGCGTTTTCATGCGCGCAAGACCGTCGTCGCCGTTGTCGTCCGGCCGCCAGCCGGTATGCCCGGAGATGGAAAGCGTCGGCACGCCCGGCCCGAACGAATCCGCCCACGCGCCCGAGCCGCCGAACGTCTGATGGACGGTCGTGCGCGAGCTTTCAGTGCGCGTCAACTCTTCCGGCCGGATATACAGCGGAATAGTCGCTAGAGGCTGACTTCCCTTGGAAGTGTCCTGAAGCGTGAAGCTGATCGGCCGAACGTCGGCTTTTTGCGAGGAAGGAGCGCTCATGCGCTCATCCTCGTGTCACGACCGTTTAGACAGGCTGCCCCACCGTGCCGCCTTGCGGGTCGCTATGGCTGTGATGCGGCAGGCTGATGCCACCCGACTTCACTTCGCCGCTAAAATCGGCCGAGCCATCGATCGTCATTGTCGAGCCGCCGCCCGAGCCCGCCGAGCCAGTCATGCCCGACTGGAATACGAAAGCGCCCTGCACCGTCACCGCGCCCGTAAATGTGCTCTGAGGCGAATCCACCGTGACAGACGGCGCCTTGACCGTCGTCGCGCCCTGCGCGTTGATCGTCACCGTGCCGTTCGCATTCACGAGAATCGTGCCGTCAGGTGCGATATCGAGAGACGCGGCGCCGCCGCCCATCTCGATATGGAAATGTACGTCATGCGCGGTGTTGCGCGCGATTTTCCACTTGCCGTTATAGTCCTTGCCCGTCAAATCTTCGTGCGCGCCGCTCTTGCCGATGCGCAGATACGCGCCGGACGGATGCGCGAGCTCAGTGTTGCCCGCGTCATCGATCGTCAGATAGACGTCCGACGCGTGCCGATAGATCATGCGGTTTGCGTCCGGAAAGAGGCACTGCGCGATCGCCGGATAGATGAAGCCGAGCACGAGCGGCACGCCCATGAACTGCGCGACCACCGCGACCATATCGCGCCCGCCGGTATTGCTTGACTTGTACGGGTCGTCGGGATTGTTCACGTCCGGAACCGGAATATCTGTGAAGCCCGTATTGCCCGATGCCGTGCCGACCATCACCTTGACGCCCGGCACCGGCATATCGTTGTGCAGCATGACCAGATCGACCGTGCCCGACTCGCGATGCACGCCGACTACCTTACCCAATGACAGCATTAGCTAATACCCCCGAGATCCAGCTCGTCGTAATACGGCGTGCCTTGCGACTGCGAGCGATTCGCGAAGTTGGTCCCGCGCTCGACTTGCATCGTCGTGAAATACCCGATGAACGGGATGAATTCTTGTGTGACGCCCGTCACGTAGTACTCGCCCGCCGGTTGAATGTCGTTATCCGTCTGGAAGCTCTGGACGGTCACATACATGCCCGCCTTGACGCGCTCGTTGCCGCGCACCTTGATCGTTCCGGATTCGAGCACGACGTTGTCCTTGTTCGCGTTCGCGAGGAACGTGCGGCGATCGGCGAGCCAGCTCAGCAGCGCCGCCTGTTCGGTCGTCGCCTGAGCGGCAGTCACAGAATCGGGGTTTTGCGCGGAAGGCGGCGCCATTGACACTTCCGCCTGCATCTTTCGGATGCCGAACACGTCGAGCGCCGAATTGACGTAGTCCTTCGTGTAGAACGAGCTCGGCGATCCCTGATTCGCTGCCATGCGCTGCGTGCCGTTTTCAATGAGCTGCCAGCGCGTGTTCGTCACCCAATAGAAATTGCCGACGTTCTCGTCGCTGCGCGACAGCACAATTGATTGAACGACACCCATCGGCAGCACGAGCGATTCTGCCCACGCATTCGCATCGAGAAACTGCCCGGTCGCGAAGTCCTTGAACGGCGCGGGGCGCAGCACGAGATTGACGCCGTCCTCTGTGTCCTCTGTGTAGAGCTCGTTGAAGGCGCCGACGTCGAGCATCGCCGAGAGGAAGTCGTAAATAGCCCCTTCGCCATAGCCCGCGACCGAGAGCGGCGAGACGAGCGCCTCAGTGGAGACGACGGGCGAGAATTCCTTGACGACAGTCACGTCGAGCTCGCGCGGCGTCTGGAGCTGCCCGAGCTTCGTGAGATACGGGTTGATGATGCCGGTCACGACCGTCGTGAGAAAGTCGCGGGCATTCATGATCTTCGCGGCGCCGCCGCTTGCGTACTGATGGAAGAACTTCAGCCCCGAGATAATGTCGTCGGCGACATACCCGCCGTTGAAGGTGTTGTAGAAGAGGCGGATGATGCGCAGCAGCTTGCCGTAATCGTGGCCCGTAATCGTCACTTGACGCTCAGGCACGCCCGACTCGATCGACTGGCCGCGCGTCACGCGCGAGACGAAGCCACGCATGACGATCGGCAGCTTGTAGCCGCTGCCACCCGATGACGCTTGCTGATATTCAGACGGCGACCGCGCCATCCGAATTTCGATAATGTCCATCGGCTCGATCATCGCGTAGAGCGATTCGCCGAACTGGTTCGGCCGGTCAGTAAGCGTGATCGAAAAGCCGCCCGCCGCTTCGCGCACCGACTTCGTCACCGTCACCGAGCCGTGCTCAGTGAGAAACGGCGTCAGATTGGCGCCCGTAAAGTTGGCGCCGTAGCGCGAGGCGGCCGCTTGCTTGCCGGTCACAATTTCGTCGCGCGCGCGAGCCTTGATAAGCCGCACTTCGCACTTCGGCTCGAATGTCCTCATCCTTTCTGCACTCCACTCGGCGAAGGCTGGTCATATTGCGTCGTGAATACGGGCGCCGCGCGTGGACGGCCGAGCTGATCCACGAGCACGATCTTGTGTTCGAAGGCGAATTTCTGAGCGCTGTTCGCGGCACCCCCGGCCATTGCGCCGTTCGGCCCGGCGAGCGCCGCTGAACCGCCGCCCGGCAGCGGCATGTCACCGAATCCGCGTGCAGCCTTGCGCGCGAACGCGGCCCCGGCCGGTTCCGCTTCCTGCGGCACTGTGCTAACCGAATAGGCCGAGCCGACGAGCTTGCTCACGTAGTTCGGGTCAGTGGCATATCGGCCATTCTTGCCGCGCATGAGCGCTTCGCCGAACTTGCGCGCATCGCCGCCCGCGCCGACCACGCCCGGAAAGTTGCTCTTGAGCATCTCGGCCCACTTCTTTGCGAAATCGACGTCCGAGTCGTACTGTCGATAGCGGTCGAGATCGCCGGTCATGTTGTCGCGCGCTTCGACGCCGCCGCCATCGAATTGTTTGACGTTGCCGAGATTGTTCGTGCCGGGAATGATGCTTCTGCCCCACCCGGTTTCATTGCCCCACATGCCGAGCACGACGTCGGGCGAAACGTTGAGCGCCTTCGCCGCAATCTCCGCCGCCCGGCCGTATTGCTTCTTGAACGCGG